CATAAGTTGAAAAAGGCTTTGTTGGAAAAATCTGATGCATTAAAAGCCTTGGATGGTATGGGCAACGTTATTTGGGACAATTTTGATTAAATAACAACGCAATGTAACAGAGGACGTAGATAAAGAAAATAAAACAGGGGTGACGATTATGAACAAGATAACACGGGTGGGCATACTCCTCTCCGCTTTCCTTACACTTTATGGGACTTCTTTGCCCGTTACTGAAAACATCGATTTTCAAGCCATAACTCGAAAGCAAAGTGCCAGTACCCTCTATATAAAGAAGGCCTTTAATAAAATAGACTCTTCTCTTGATTACTTGTTAACTACTAAGGGAGCAATTAAAACTCTTATCCTAATATCCCCACTCTTATATTCTTATACTTATTACTTTGATACAGAACCAGTACAAGAACTCTTATCCCAAATAGTACGCTTCCAAGTCAGGAACACTGTACGAATTACAAAAAGAAGTAGGTAAGCAAGACGCAATATGGGAGTTTATTTATAACGACCCATTGTCTGCAACTAAGATCGCTGCCGGCAACTCTTTACAAGCATTAGTTACTAAACTCTTTAAATAGTATAATAAACTTGGTCCACCGGCAAACTAGAAAAAAGGATAGAAGTAATGACTTATGCACTAATGTTATATAGAAAACCAGTTGATTTAATTTTTGCTTTATATCCTATTAGAAGCCATAGCATGTTTACTTCTATATTCGGGTATATGCTGGGTACTATTGGGGAGTGTCTTGCGTATCAATGTGCTTGTACTATATTACTTCCTGATTATGAAGTTGGGAGGATTAATAGGCTTGTTAAAAAGTACGCTCCCAAAGAATGTATTTTTGGTATTGGTGTAGAAGGTGAAATAACGGTTGAGTTTACAAATGGCTCTAAGCTGGATGTTGTAGACCGTAAGCAGCTTGAAAATAAATACGATAAAAAGAACGCGGATGATATATATAAGGTATAATAAACTTGGCGTGAAGGGTTCCATAATTTCTCCTAAGGAATTATTTCACAACTCTCCCCCTTCACGCCATCATTAAATAGCGTCTTAGGTAGGCGGCATAGTGGGAGGTGTCAGCTCATTGCTCCTGCTATGCAAAAACTTACATCTTAATAACTTTTTATGATACCATGAACCTTTCAATAACGACCATTAGCATGAAAGGAAAGAATGGCAGTAGTAAAGAGTAGGAATTCCAAGCCTAGCACGCGACCAAAAAAATTTACAAAAAAAGTGACCTCCCTGGACGTAAACAAGAAATTTGGGTTCTATAATGTCAAGCAATTGTCTGAAGCTAAACTTGATGAACTAGCAAAACAGATAATACTATGGGTTGAAGATGATAAGCCTAAACTGTTTTTCGAAGAGTTCTTATTCGAGTTTAAGATTCATCGGGAAAAAATGGAAAGACATTTAAAGAAGTCTGAAGCATTACGTGACGCTAAAGCCTACGCAATGCAAGTCATCTCTTTTCATAGAGAGAAGAAAGCTTATAATACTAACTACTGGGCAGCATTCAGGCATACCCAGGGTCTATATTCTCCTAGTTGGAAAGCACAAGAAATACATTTCAATGATCTTAAGACTAAGGTGTCTGCCGCTACAGGTTCAGTAGAGAAGTTCCAAGAAGGCATGAGACATGTTCTGAAGGAGATTGATGAGGGTAAGGTAGACCCTGAGACAGAGGGTTCCAATGAGTAACCTTATCGACTCAATGGGCCTTGACCTTACAAGGGGGATACGAGACTCGAACCCCGTTGGGGCTAAAGTGCTTAAGGATATTGTTCGTTCTAATCCAACACCTAGTAAGAAGGAGTTCTTAAAGATTCTTTGGAAAGAGTATCCTAAGTTATTAGATGAGTGGGTGAACGATGGAGTAAAGAGATACCCCGATGATTTTTATTTAGAGATAGGCTTTTCGAAAGAGAAGTTTATTTCTGATGTTGCTTATAGTATGACTGGTAATGATAACAATACTGGCTACAAGTTTAATCCAATCTTGAGGCGGACCTGTCCTATACCCTTCCCGGGTCGTCATTTATATAAGTATATTCACAAAGAAAGGAAGCTCGAGTTCATATGGAGTGTGCCTAATATGGTTTACATTAAGAATCCGCACTTGATTCCAATTAACGAACACTCAAATCTTGTATTGAAATCGGTGGAACGTTACAACAATGGTTATTACATGGATGTTTACAATAATTTAGTTTTAGAAGAGGGGAAAGTATGATAAACGAAGAAACAGACGTAGTAGAAAAAGAAGAAGTAGATATTATTGAGGAGTCACCTGAATACCCTGTTGAGTCACCTGAACACCCTGTTGAGCCACCTGAACCACCTAAGCCACCTGAAGAGGACATACGGGTAAGAAACCTAAGAATGATAGGCAAGGCCAAGGAGAAGCTAGAGGAAAGGAACAGAGTCCTGTTAGCAGAGAAGGCAGTTCTTCAAACACGTTTAAATGAACGTAAGCCTAAGGAAGATGAAGACGACGGTGATTATGTTGACAGCAATGCTGAGTTAAAGAAACAGATTGTTGCTATGCAAAACCAACAACAACATTTTCTCAATCAGATGGCTATAAGAGAAGCGAGTCAAAGATTAGTAAGTAAGCACAGTGATTTTGAAGATGTTGTTAGCAAAGACAATGTTTCTGTTTTAGAGGGCCTTGACCCACTTATTATAGATGAGATAGCAAGTGAGCAAGACATCTATAAAAAGGGCATTAAGGCTTACAATGCGATACGTAAGCATAAGATCTATCAGGCTGCTAATGATCTTGCTGATAATAAGGAGGCGATACTAAAGAACTTAGCTAAACCCAAGCCTTCTAATACAGTTTCTAATTCAGCTTCTAATAACAAGAGTGTGTTTGCGGACCTCAATAGCCGGGACTATCAAAACAAGTTAAAAAGACAGCTAGAAGAGGCTAAAGGCAGAATGTAATTTTTAGTTGAACTTTCTGGGTCTATTATAGTAAGATGCTAGTGCGTTAAATGGAATTCGCAAGCCATAGCGTTACGTAGAGTTCGCATTCTACAGGCGTTAAATTGTCGAAGGAAATCGCCAACCTTAATAAAAATATTCTTTTTTTATTTTAAGGGGATTAATGTGGCTGGTTTAACATCACTAGACAACATTCCTTTATCTATTAAAGCCGATCTTTCAGATACAGTTTTAATGGACCCAGAAGCAAATTATGTTTTTTCCATAGCTTCCAATCAAACGACCATGGGTATGGGAACAGGAAATACTAAACGATTTCCAAAGTTTTCTCGTCCTAAGCCGTTTCCTACACCATTGCCGGAATCTGAAGTAGATTGTCCTGCACAGACTCTTACAAAGACCTTTATCAATGCAAAGATAAATTACTACGGGACACGTTTCTTAATCGCTAGAAGGGTCAATGATCAGAATCCGGAAGATATACTTAGAGTACATGCCGGTGCATTGAACTCTGCTTTGAGAGAAACAGAAGACATTCTTACTCGCGATGTACTATTATCTACGGCTACATCTATTACCTGTACAGCTGGAGAGAATGGTGACAGACCTACAGAAGTATCTGAAAAAGATCTTTCTACTGTTATTTCCACGCTTGTGGGATACATGGCAAAACCTATTACTTCTCAGATCAATGCGTCTAACAAGTTCGGTACTGCACCTGTTGCACAGGCATACATTGGAATCCTTCATCCTGATTTGATTCCAGATTATGAAGCAATGCCAAACTTTAAGACCCTCGATCAGTACGGTTCAAGTTACAAACCTTTAGAAGCAGAATGGGGAGCTTATTCAAGAATAAGATTCCTGCAAACCACTCAAGCTAAAAAGGAAACAGCTAAGTCAGCTCTAGATAATACAGTTTACAACAATCTGATTATGGGAGCCGACGCTTCTACACTTATCAAACAGGATAAGAGAACGGCTGAGATCGTTGGACCTGAACGCGTTGGAGCATTAAAAGATAAGTACTCATATGGTATTTCAACTGTATTTGCTCATGCTCTTTTATTTGACCAGCACGTTGCCAATGTAACTTGTACACGTTCAACAGAACTAGTTTAATAGGAGATTATAATATGATGAGCAATGAATTAAATGGTAAGTTTACGGCTGACGGTAATAATAAGATCTTAAAGATTGGTGCTGAAGTACAGTGGTTGGTACTAAGAAACTCTACACAGGCGGCCGCAACCAATAATGGTTATGGATATGAGTTTCACTGGTCGGACGAAATGGGTTCAGGTTCCTTTATGGAATACCACCCTGCCGCAGACAATACCAAGGCTTCAACCTTTATTACTGCTGGTATCGACCAGATGACTACATACAATAAGGCTATTGGCGGCGCAGTTGTGGTTGCCTCTGGTACTAATGCAACACAGCCTGTTTATCAGACAGGTGACACCAGTGGGGTTTCTGACGGTTCTATTGTAAGAATCCTTGGGTCAGCACAGAAGAACCTTCATGGTATGGATTTTTCCGTATCTGATTTAACTCTTAATACTGAATTTAAGATGGCTTATGCGTTGGCTACTGCACCTGGTGTTGTAAGTGGAGCTTGTACTTATAAGTTAGTAGCTGCTAACAGAGAAGTTTATGATTTCATCTTTCCTAAGAAGAGAACAATCACAAACATTTCTCAAGCTGCAAGTGCTGTAGTAACGGTATCGGTAGAGCATGGTTATTCTGTCGGAGCTTTAGTACGTATCAACGTTCCTTCATATTGTGGAATGCTTGAAATGCACGGGCTTGTTGGCACTGTAACTGCGGTCTCAGCTGGTACATTCACTCTAGATATTAATTCAACTGCATTTACTGCGTTTAAGTTCCCAGTTGCTGCAACAGCAGAGTTCATTCGTGCGGAAGCGATTCCTATCGGTGATACAACAACCCTAGGTTTTGAAGGGTCTAAGGATAATGATTCCTTCAGGGGTTTCGTTCTTGCTGCAGGGACAACTTCACCTGCTGGAAATGCTGATGATGTAATTTATTGGAGAGCCGGAACCAGTGCAAAGGTTACTGGTTAGTAATAATAAAGGGGGGTTTATCCCCCCTTTATTTTAAGGAGTTCGTGCATGGAAAAGAGTATAAATAAAGCTATTAAAAGAGCTAACGTAGTAAAACCAGTAGAAGATAAGATTAATGAAGAGTTAGTCTTACAGCGGGCTAAGTTAGAGAGACAGGTAGAAGAAGAAGCCTTGAAGCTGACTCAGTTAGAACTTGATTCTTTAAAGAGAAGAGAAGCAAAGATTAACTTAAAGAGATCGAAGGATACTAAGGTAGCTGAATACATAGCTAAGAATAACAAGATGATACGCGGCCAGTTCCTTACTTATACGATTCAGGGTCTGAAGGAAATGCAGCTTACCTATAAAATAGATGAGGGCAATGTTGTAAAGAGGCATGTCATGCATGGTGACATTTTGGAGTTACCTTTTGGATATATTAAACATCTTAATACACATGGAACAATTCAAAGAGAAGAGGGACATGGATTAGATCTTACTGACGTAGATGGTAATAAAATGAGAGTAAATGTAGAGGATAATGAACAGCGTTATTCCTTCAGAATCTTAGATGTTCTAAGTAGAGAAGAAATGCTTGAATTGGAGCCATCCACGATTGTTAGAGCTAACTTAGTATAAAGCTTTGGAGAAAGGAGCTAGTAATGCCAGATTCTGAATTATCTAAGTTGGACAGTATAAGGAAGAAGATAAGACGTCTTACCAATACTCCAAGTCCTGCACAATTACCAGATACTGATATTGACGCTTATGTAAATTCTTTTGTTTTATATGACATGCCTACTAGTGTGTCGTTGAGTAGTTTGAGGACGGTGTTAAGGTTTTACACGGAGCCTTATGTTGATGTGTATTCTACTAATACGGCTAATGCTAGCGACCCTTTATATGAATTTAAGAACAAGTATAAGATCGCGTCTAATGCGATTTATGTGTCTGGTGAGTTGAGTTATTTTACTTCATCACGCTCAGATTTTTATAATAAGTATCCTAGATCTATATGTGAAAGTTCTATAGGCACTGGTGATGGCGTTGAGACTAACTTTACTGGCACATTGAGTTCAATTCCCGTCTTATCTAATAATGTTATATGTGCGTCTATAGATTTAAATGACGAATATATGAAGGTATATGACGATGGTGAAGGTTCTTTTTCAGGTGATGGTGCTGGTGAAATTAACTATGTCACTGGAGAGTATGACATTGTATTCTCAGATGCTCCTAAGACTGGTTCCGATGTTTACATCCAGTCATATTATTATCAAGCTTCTAGGCCGGATACGGTATTATTTTATGAAGATTCTTTTTATTTGCGACCTATTCCTGATAAGTGCTATTCGGTAGAGGTAGAAGTGTTTAAGCGTCCTACTGAGTTGCTTGAATCAGCAGACTTACCCGATCTGTCTCAATGGTGGGAATACATAGCATATGGTGCGGCACGCAAGGTGCTGATTGACCGTGCTGACTTTGACGCTGCCAATGTCCTTGAGCAGGAGATGGAGAAGAAGAGGGAAGATGTTTTGTATAAGAGCATAATCCAGAACACGATTAAAGAAGGTTACGGCGTATAGCTTAAAAAAAGGGTATATAATGGCTTACAAAGATATTCCATTAGAAACGGACGAGTATCAACAATCACAAGTAGATATCAAGGAAAATTTTTCACAGATTAGTTCGCTAGTATCCCAGGACCATGAAACATTTGGGACTGGTGATGAGTTAGGCAAGCACATCCAAACAACATTTACTACACAAGCTCTTCATCCATCTACATTAGCTACTGAACTTAAAATATATTGCAAGAACAACACGGCTACTCCACCTGCTCCTGCGTTATGGATACAAAAGGCTGGAGTTGATGAAGCTGTTGCCCCTGAGGTTACGGCTGGATGGGTTGATTTCACAACGGCTACCAGGGAGGCTACTGGTTATACTAAACTTCCATCGGGAATAATGTTTAAGTGGGGTTCGGGAACGGTTGGAGATAATACTACCGCTACAGCAATCTATGATGCAACTGTTCCATTTACGCATATATATAGTGTACAGGTGTGTATACAAGGTCGGTCGGGTAATTCTGGAGCTTTTTATTATCAGAGTTTTAGTATGACACGGGTAATTGTTTATAACGCAAGTAATCAAGGCGGAAGAACCTTTCAATATTTTGTCATAGGAGATTAAGGTGTCTGAAAAGTTTTTGATTGCTCCATTTTCCAGTGGGCTTGTTAAAAACCTACCGGTATGGCAGACCCCAGAAGAAAGTTTTTACGAGTTAGAGAATGCCTATGTTCATCGTGGTGTTATTAAGAAACGATTTGGTTCTAAGTATATAGGCGCGGCAGACGATTTACTTTTAGGGCAATTAAAATCAAGGCTCAGAGTACATGTTGGCACGACTGACGGCAATGGTGATATTTCGGATACGGTTCCTGCTGGTTCCGTTTTAAAAGCTGGTCAGATGTTTTCTATAAGCGATGAGATATTTACTGTACCTGAAGTAGGTCTCCCTGTAACTATGTTGACTACTGGAGCCGCTACTACTCACACATATGATACTGATACTGGGGCCTTTGTTTTTGTTGGAGCGACAGCAGCTACCAAAGTTTACTGGTATCCATCTGAGCCGGTCATGGGACTTACTCTATACGAGGCCGGTTCTATAAATAATCATTCGGCTATAGCTTTTGATACTAGATTTGTTTATAGGTACACGTCGGCTGGATGGGGAAGGGTTGGCGCTCAGATCTATAAAGCTGATACGCTTGATTACTTTTCTAGCACTAACTTTAGTGGGGTAAAGATAGAGGACACAGCTCTCTTTGCTACTAATTTCTATAAAAATGAAGCCAATTCTGATTCTATGTATTACACACTTGATGGTATTACATGGGCTGTATTTAGGCCTAAGTTCTATACAGCTGGTGCAGCACCGGAAAACACTGTTATCACAGCCAAGATAGTTAAGCCGTTTAAGTCTAGGTTGTTACTGTTTGACACTTATGAGTATTACTTGGCAGGAACAGCATATAAGTCGTTTAAGAACAGGGTTAGGTATTCATCTGTTAATGGACCATTAAGCGCTTATGGTTGGTTAGTAGCTAAACAAACTGGTTATATAGGCGGTGGGTGGATTGACGCACCTACAGAACAAGAGATCATATCGGTTCAGTATGTTAAAGACAGGATGATAGTTTACTTTGAGAGATCGACATACGAGCTTGTTTATACTGGAAATGAGTCTTTACCGTTTATTTGGCAGAAGTTAAGCAGTGACCTTGGGGCTACGGCTACATTTGGCTCTGTTCCATTTGAGAGTGGATGTTTAGCTATAGGTTCAACGGGTGTACATTCATGCAATGGGGTAACGGTTACTCGTGCGGACAATAAGATACCAGATGAGATTTTTACATTTTTAAACATATCTGATGCTGTAAAAAGGGTGTATG